CGAGGTGCTCGTAAAAGTTGTCCTTTGCCTCGGTCAGCGCGTCGCAGGCCGAGCGCTCCCGGTCCTGCCGATTGCTACGGATGCGCGCCTCGGCGACGAGATTCAGTCTGCGCAACTCGTCATGGCGCCCCATGCGGATGTCCTCGGCGTCGGCACGAAGCTTCGGTAGATCGACGGTCCTGAGGGTCTTCGCGATGTCTTCGAGATTCGCCGCTTCGGTGCGCCGCGCGTCGGCCTGTTTTTGGTGAAAATTTCTGGCGAGCTTATCGGCATCGCCGCGCAAATCGAGAGCGCGTTGCGTGGTTTCGGCGATGCGCTTGGTGAGGGCGCGCTCTTTCTCGGTCGATGCGTGTATGAGCTCGAGCCGCCGAGTCTCGACAGCGGCGAAGGGATCATCAATTTGAGCGTTCATTGGTTTGTGTCTCTGGTGGATGGTGTTGGACTAAAGCGGCCCTGAAATTCCCAGGCGGCGCGCAGCGGCGTGCAATTCCTCTCTCGTCATATCGCGTACGTGTTTCGGCGGGGGCTGCCGGCGAAGAGCTGTTTCATGTTTGCGGCGAGCGTCGAGGACCGCGGCTTCGGCTGTCTGCAATTCGGCCGCGGCGAGCTCAATGTCGGTGAGGGGGTTCGTCATTTGGGTTCCTTCGTTTGGTTGTGGTGTGAATTACGAGCCGGCGGCCTAGCCAACCAAGGCCCATTTCTGCGCTTGCATCCACGTAACGTACTGCGACGGGACGCTCAGAACGCCAGCGGTGAGGGTGGTTGTGTTCCCGTCGGGCAGGGTGATCACCGTGCCGTTCGCTATCACAGAACTGGCGGGCGGCGTCATCGCGCGAACCGCAGCAGCCGCGTATGCAGCGTCCGAGCCACCGCTCATCTTCCAGCCAGCACGCAGGGCCAAAGGTACGTCCACAGGCTGAACTTGCGCGACGCCTGCCGCCAACGTGTATGTCTGTGAGCCGCCGGGAAGCGATATCGTGCTGTTGCCGGGGAAGGGGGTCTGCATTGCGATGAGAGTGCTCATGAATATCTCCTGGGGTCGTGGTAAAAATTCGGGGTTTATCGCTGGTAGAGTTGTGTTCTGAGCGCCGTGAGATCGCGCTCAGTCCATACGCGGCGTTTTGCGCGCGGCTCGAAGGCGATCATTGTGGCGTCGGCGAGATTCGGTGATCGCGCGCCATCAGGCGCCTTGTCGATCACGATTTTTCCGACAGAGTTGATGCTGTAGGTCGGCTGCGAGAGCTCCATCGTGAGCGCGTTCAGCTCGGGCAGCTTCGGGTTGATGGCGATAATGTCGTCGGGCGGGACGGTCATCCTCTCGACCACGGCGCGATACGTCGCCTGGAACCGCAAGCGAAGCGCCCACCAGGCTTGCGCCTTCAAGTTCGCGAAAAAATCCTTGTTCTTCCGCATGGCGACCATCTGCCCCTCGGGGTTCCAAACCGCCTGCGAGCCGCGAAAGGGTTCATCCGTGATGATCCGGCGCCCCGATGAGTTTCGATCTTCGTTGATCCGCCGCGCATCGCCACGGACGCCCGCGCCAAGGCCGTCAGCGTCATATCTCAGATCGGCATAGCCAAGCCCGTCGCAGAGGTGGAACGCGCGGAGGACCGACTGGTAAATGTCGCCCCCTTTGCCGCTCCACGACTCGAGGGCCTCGAGCAAGATCCCGTTGCGGCCGGCGAAGGCGCAGAGATCCTTACCTTCATCGGCGATGTCGAGCGCGCCGCGCTTGAGGCCGGTGGGCTGAATCTCTAGTTTGAGGTGCGCGCCGATCGCGGCTTGGACCCAATTCGAGGGAATCAGCTGGCCCTCGACGCTCGCGTGATAGCTCAAGTCGATTTCAGAGGCGACCGTAACCGGGTCGAGCGTCGCCACCTGTTTCGCGTACCACTCTTCACCCTTGCGGGGATCGTCGCGCCAATGGAACGTGAACACGGGGATTTTGCCGCTGAATCGCTTCTGCGCGAACGAGTTGCCGACACCGTTGACGCTCGAGAGATCAATCCGGCAGTTGCTCGTTGCGGATAGGGAGGCATCGATCAGCGCCGGGCGTTCCAAGAAAGCTGCCTCGTCCACAAAGTATGCGCTGGTGCGACCGCCGCGGCCGATGTCATCACCCGCTTCCCCGATGATCGCCGAGCCAGTGTCCGGGAACGTGATGCGCATGTGGGCCGAGCACTTCGGGAGTGTCCACGTTCCAAGGAATTCCGCCGGCAACGCCTGCAGGAACGCGCGCAGCTTAAAGAACAGGCTCGAGGGGTCGCCGCTACGGTCAATCAAATCCTCTTTGCGAGATCCAACACCGAACGTGAGCCCCCGGTGGAAGAGACACATCGTCGCGCAGAAGGCCATTACCACCCAGGAGGCGCCGACATCGCGAGATTTCTCCACGAGCCCATGCTCTTGCTGGTGCCACCGTGCGAGAAACCACTCGATGAGCTCGAATTGCTTGGTCATGAGGCGGAACGGGGTCGTTGCCGGCAAGCCGCGCTCAGGATTGCGAGGGTCGTAGGTCACGCCAAAATCATCGATAAAGCGGGCCGGATGATCTGCGTAGAAGCGTCGCAACGCCGGCAGCGCGGCCGGATTTGCTCTGATGCGCCTCAATCGCTCAATTCGCTCAGCGGTGATCGCGAGATAATCGGGATTCTTCCAGTCCATGCTCATGCCGCGCCCTGGCGCAACGCCTGCAGCACGACCGCGATGTTGAGCCTCATCATCGAGGCAACGTCCCGCGGCTTCAGGCCCTGCTTGGCCATGCGGCGGATGGCGGCTGCAAGGTCGTCAGGGTTCGTCGGCCGGTACAGATCGCGCCAGTCGATGGCGCCGGGCGATTGAGGAGTGAGGGGGTTCATTCGTGGCTCCTAGTTTTGGCGGAACCACGTGCTGAGAGAGGCCACATAGATCCACTTGACGGATGCGGCATTCGTCAATGTCGACGGCGCGGATTCCACCGTCACACCCGAGGGAGGCGGGAACGTGATCGCCGTAATCGTCTGCGAGGTCACAACCTCAAACGGCTGACCGTCGCCGGGACTCGCCGGCATGTTGACCGTGCCACTGGCAAGCGTGCCCGCGGGCTTCAATACGAGCAGCGTCACGCCTTGTGCAGGGGTGATCGTGAACCCGGTGGTCGGCTGCTGGACGCTGCGATTCGGGAATATCTGAGCAATATTCGTGTTGAGGCTGGTGAAGTCCTGCGCGAGCTTGTCGAAAGCCGCCAGCAGCGAGTCGCCGGTCCCTGTGTTGGCGCCGGTGCCGAGATTGATCAGATTCGCCCCGCTATTGAGCAGGATGGGAGCGAACGGCGCGGGAGTAAAAATGACGGCGCCCGTGGCGCTCGTCGTGTCGGAGGCAGCGCCGGCGAGCGCGGCACCAGATGGGCCGGACTCGGCAAACGCCGCCTGGATCGTTTGGAACGTGTCGAACTGATTGCCCGAAACGCTCCCGAAATTCACCGAGTTATTGCCGGCGCTGGTGATGCGCACGTCGGCTGCAAGCGCTGACTGCTGGCTCGCGCCGCCGATCCATCCAACCGTGCGGGGGTTGTACGAGAGCGTAGTTCCAAGAGCTGGGCCCGCGTCATTGAAGCCAGCAAGCGAACCTGCATTTGCCGAGATCCCGAAGAGCAGCGCCGGAACCGTGGTGACGTCGGACGCTGTGCCGGCCGTCAGAGCGTTCGCGCCAACGCCCGGGCCCGCTTGCTGCTGACCCTCAAAGGAACCCGCGATTAATGGGGTCGAGGCGAGACCCGAATACTCGAATACCTGGATACCGAACGAGCCCCCGCTCGCCGCAATCGTGAGCGATGTGACGCTGGTAACGGTCGTCACCCACAAGCCCAAAGACGGGTTCGTGCCGCTCCCTCCTACGAGGGTGTAGGTATTCACACCGTCCGACACCGTGATGGCAGTCGACACCGCATTCCCGGACACAACAACAATGAGGGTGTTGCCTACCGCCGCTGGCGTGTAGGTGACGTGGCCGCCGGCAGCTGCGGAAGTATTAAAAAACGGTGTGGCTGAGCCGACGAATGCATAGGCGGCCTCGGCGCGCGGGCTGAACGCGACAACGGCGAGCAGGATGCCGAGCAGTGATTTGCGAAGGGTTGAAAACATGGACATCGAAGTCGTCTCCCTAGAATTGCGTGAAAAGGTGGTCATGGTTGGGCGGTTCATACCGGCCTCCGGTTGAGTGCGTATCTGGCGAGCAGCAGGCTCTCCGCGCGGCCGTCATGCTTCGCCAAGTGCAGTTCGGCGGTCGGGTAGAGCAGCCGCGCTTTGTGCAGGCTCGCGCGCTTGTCCTTGCCGAGGCCGTATGACTTCTTCCAGACCGCGGCCGTCACGAACTCGATGGCGATATGCATCGCCTGCAGCACGCTCAGCACCGAGCCGAAACCGACGCCAAACTGGAATGACGAGGCGACACCCTGGCCCGGCATGCTTGACACTCGCTCGACGATTGCGCGGGCTGGCTGGCCCTGTAACGCGTCAAGGACGATGGATTGAAGCGAGCCGCCATCGATCCAGGCAAGCGACAGGTCGCGGATGACTGGCAGATCGGTGACGGATACCAGTGCGCCGGTCTGATCGAGGATGGCGATCGCGCCCGTCAAGCCGGGGTCGACGCCAATGCAAAGAGTCATGTTGCTGTCTCCGCTGCGAGGGGTTGGGTTTCGGTCGATGCACATGCCCATGAGCCGGCGGCGGTCAGGGTCATTCCGATCTGCACGAGATCGGCGGTTGCGAGGCAAAGGCGCTGACCAGGTGCGAACTCTGCCGTGCGGTGAATGGCGTAGGCGCTCACGCCAGCAAAGCGCAGGCGGCACGCGGCGCATGTGACCGTGGTCATGCCGCGCACCGCATGACGCGATAGGACGCGATTACAGCGGCGTTGAGGCGGCCCGCTGCTCGGAGATGGTCTAGCGAGAGATAGCGGCGGGCGCTATGCGCTAAGCGGCGTCGAAATGCTCGCTGAACGTGATGGCGTGAGCGACTGCGGTCGCAGTCCACTGCTTGCCGCGAGGCGTCGTGATCGTCTGAGCATTGAGGTAGGCCGCGATCTGCCGCAACGATGTGTGACCCTCGGACCGAGCCTGCTCGATCGCAGGGGCGATCAACTTGGCGCGTGCATGCGCCTTCGCTCGGTTCGCTTGAGTGCCCAGACGCGAACCACGCTTCTGGTGCGCCGACATATCGCGAGGCGTGCCCAATCGCAGCCCTCGAGCCTTGCGGGCTGCCAAGGCTGCCTTCGTGCGCGCAGAGATGGCTTCGGCTTCGTGCTGTGCCACCAGCGCCAGCACGCCGACCGTCATGGAATTCGCGCCCGGGATGTCGAGCGCCTCGAAAGCCACGCCGCTGTCCTTCAAGTTCATCAGGAACGCAGCATTGCGAGAGAGCCGGTCGAGTTTCGCGACCAACAGCGTCGCATTGGACTGCTTGCAGCGGAGAATCGCCGCCTCGAGCTTCGGCCGATCGTTCTTGCGCCCCGATTCGACCTCCACGAAGGCGGCAAGCTCCGCGCCACCGACCCGCTGCAGGTATTCCTGCACGCTGGCTTTCTGTGCCTCGAGACCCAGGCCGCTGCGACCCTGTTTCTGCGTGGAAACCCGGTAGTAGGCGACAAATCGTGACTTCGGCGGG